CGCAGTGGTGAGCCGATACAAAAGCCAACCACGATATCCAGCTCACAAATTGTTAGCGCAATATCCCAAAGACAAAAACAACGGATTCCTTGCGGATGCCTTTGGGGTAACGCGCTCAACAATCATCAGATGGAAGAAGCAGCACAGCACCATCGCGCTGTTCGAAGCAGATAAGTTCGCAATTAAAATCGGAGTACATCCACAACAAGTCTGGGAGGACTGGTATGACAAGCAATGAACAACACTTCAAACGAGACGCATGGCTATCAGGCCGACACCGACTGTGGGGACGAGACGTACCTGCGATGGACTTGGACTTCATCCTCGCCGAATACGACCGATGCGTACCGATGGCACTCATCGACTACAAACACGAACACGGCGTCATCAACCTCGAATCTGCGAACATCCGAACGCTCATCGCTCTCGGCGACATGGCAGGTCTGCCGGCGTTCATAGTCCGCTACGGACACTCGAACCAAGACGGCTGGTGGGGAGAAGTCCCAGAAGATTCAACACCGTGGTTCCAAGTGATACCGCTGAACGTGTATGCACACGGCGCAGACCTACCATCAAATGACAACAACACCAAGTTGAGCGAACTTGTCTTCGTGTCCTGGCTCTATGACATGCGCGGTCGGAAGATCCCGCAAGACATCGTGAACATAATTATTAAACATTAAACTAAGCAACTCAAACAAGGAGAGTTCATGAGCGTGTTACAAACTGCACTTGCATACGCCAACAAAGGCATTCGAGTCGTACCAATCAAACAAGGCGAGAAGCGACCGCCGATGCAAGGCTGGCAGAACGCAGCCACATCCGACCCGACCACAATTCGCACATGGTTCGAAGGACAGTTCAAAGACTGCGGACTAGGCATCGCGACAGGCGACTTCCGTGACCGCTACCTAATCGTCATCGACATAGATGACCGTGAACAGTTCAGCGGATCAGACACACTCGCAGACCTAGAAGAACTCAACGGCAAACTCCCAGAGACAGTCGAAGTCATCACAGGCTCCGGCGGACGACACATCTACTTCCTCACCGACCAACCGATCCGCAACGAAGCATCAGGCCGACTCGGACAAGGCATCGACATCCGTGGCATCGGCGGACAAGTCCTTGCACCACCAACCATTCATCCGAATGGCAAGACCTATGAATGGGTTGAAGGCAGATCAATCGCCGAACACAAACCAGCCGACATGCCGTTGTGGATGGTGTTGATCCTCACCGAGAAACCCGCCGATGACATACCGATGACATACGAGTCAACCGCAAACATACTCACCGAAGAAGGACCAGCGTCAAGATATTGCGCTGCGACAACTTGGCCTGACCTATTACGCCAAGACGGATGGACACTCGCACACATTGATCAGTCAGGTGAAGCACACTGGATTCGACCAGGCAAAGATATCCGCGAAGGCACCAGCGCAACTACAGGATGGCAAGGCAAAGACATCATCCGAGTCTTCACGACCAGCATCACGAACCTGCCCGCTGGTGCATACACACGCTTCGGCTACACCGCAGCCATGCACCACAACGGCGACCGATCAGCGTTCGCCAAGAAACTATTACAAGAAGGCAAAGCACTCGTACCAGTCGAGCAACCATCAAAGACCGACAACATACTCATCAACTGGACAGACTTCTGGAACCAATCATTCCCAGCCGAAGACTGGCTCATCGAACCCATCATTCCACGCAACCAACTCGTCGTCATCTTCGCACCAGGCGGAACAGGCAAATCGTTGCTCGCGCTCTACATCGCAGCCGCACTAGCCACAGGTAAAGAGATCTTCGCCGAACCCAAACCACCAACCAACGTCCTCTACATGGACTACGAAATGTCACAGGCTGTTCTCTACGAACGACTCACCGCAATGGGCTACAACAAAGACACAGACCTCACACGACTCCACTACGCCTCACTCCCACCCATCGACGCACTCGACAAACCAGAAGGCGCAAAACAAATCTGCGATCTAGCACGAGCCTGCCAAGCCGAACTCGTAATCATAGACACCTTCGCACGAGCAGTCGAAGGCGCAGAAAACGACGCCGACACCGTCCGCAACTTCTACCGCTGGACAGCCATCAACCTCAAACAAGAAGGCCGATCACTCATGCGCATAGACCACGCAGGCAAAGACCTCAAGAAAGGCGCACGAGGCACCAGCGCAAAGAACGATGACGTTGACCTGGTCTGGCAGATGACCAAAGTAGACGGACGTCTAGTCATGATCCGACAAAAGCACCGGCACACCTGGATACCCGAACGAATCAACCTCATCATCCACGACCAACACAAAATGTTCACACAAGACATCCAAGGCGGCGAACGACTAACCCAAGCCCTCAAGATGCTAGAAGAACTCAATATCGACCCAACCATCAGCCTCGACGCCATGTGGGCCGAAGTCAAAGAACGCGCCGAAACGATCTACCATGTAGTCCGCAAAACAGCCCGACAAGCCCACACCCAACGCCGAGAACAGATAAATGATCCACTCTTTGAACAGTTCTAAAACCCACGGCGTGACACGGCGTGAAACCACACCTTACGCCGTCACGCCGAACACACACGGCGTGACCACGGCGTACGCCGTTTTCGCCTGCAAACCCTTATATTCATTGAGTCCAACCCACGGCGTGAAACACGGCGTGAAACACAATTTGTCACATACGCCGTCCCGCGCCAAGTATTACTTGGCGTGACGGCGTGACCATGCCTGGCGCACACCTATGACCATCTCTAGACCATGTCTAACTTGCCGACAACTCACCACCAACCCACGCCGATGCCCAGACTGCCAGACCACATACAACCGACTCCATCCCAAACCCAAGCGACCGCATTACGCAGGCGACTACCAAGCACGAGCCAAGGCAGTACGCGAGTCTGCCCAATACTGTTGGATCTGTCTCGAAGGCGCACGAGCCGACGACCCGTGGACTGCTGACCACGTCATACCTGGAGACAAGGACAGCCCACTTCTTCCCGCGCATCGGTCGTGCAACTCGCGACGCGGCGACGCGAAGTGAGGCGGGTGTAGAGATGGAGGGTGGGTCAAAAGTTTGCGACCTCAGGCGTCTATGACCCATGCCGTTGGCGGATATCCGCGTGGTCGGTTGCGCACTACCGCCTATGCTTGGGTGCATGGCACGACCGAAAACTGGAACAGGCGGCGGAGCATCCGCCATCCCAATCGAGCGCAAGCGTTTGAAAGGCTCACGGATCCGCAACGGATTGGCTGCTTCACCCATGCCCGAGAGTGCGCTTGCCCTAGTGGATCTGTCAGTTGTGCCGGTCGCACCAAAGAATCTTGGCAAGGTTGGTCGGTCGTATTGGGATGTCTTGTGGACTGGTGGTCGTCGTCATCTGTCCGAGTTGCACGACGCTCCGCTCATGAATCGGTTGTGTCGGAACTTCGACAAGATCTACGAACTGGAAGATTGGCTGGGTACGGACGTGACGAATCGTTGGTACACGTCGCCGAACGGGCAGGTTGTGACTCATCCAGCGGTGAAACAGATCGAGCAGATGGATGCTCAATGCACAGCGTGGATGAGTTTGCTTGGGTTCACTCCGAGCGACAGGGCGAGACTTGGTCTTGCCGAGATAAGGGTGGCCAATGAGCTTGACTCATATCGACAAAGGAACTCCAACCTGGTCGACGCCAAAGTTATACAGCCGATCTGACGGTCACAAGGTCGTTGACTTTGCCCGCACGTTCTTGCATGTCAGCAAAGGTGTTCGTGCCGGTCAGCCTCTAATTCTTACCAACTGGCAGGTCGCACTTCTTGACGGGTTGTATGAGCGTCGTGATGATGGGTTGCTTCGGTATCGTCGCAGCCTGATCGGGTTGGGTCGGAAGAACGGCAAGTCGCTTCTCGGTTCGGTCATCGCGCTCTACGGCCTGATCGAAGGTGAGCCTGGTGCCGAAGTGTATTCGGCGGCTGGTGACAGACAGCAGGCGCGTGTCGTGTTCAACGAAGCGAAGTGGCAGATCACCCAGTCACCTGCGTTGTCGGGTGTGTGCAAGGTGTATCGCGATGTGATCGAGATTCCGTCCACGGGTGCGATCTATCGTGTGTTGTCAAGCGACGCAAAACTTCAACAAGGTTTGAACCCAAGCACCGTGATCTTTGATGAGCTTCACGTCCAGCCGAACGATGATCTGTTCAATGCGTTGACTTTGGGTTCGGGTGCGCGTAAAGACCCGAACATCGTTGCCATCACAACCGCAGGCTTTGACCTGGATACGGTGTGTGGCCGTCTTTACAACTATGGCAAAGAGATTGTTGCCGGCACGAAACAAGATGAGCGGTTCGGGTTCTTCTGGTGGGAAGCAAAAGCGGACTGCGAGATTCATGACCGTGATGCTTGGGCTGATTCGAATCCGAACTTGGCTGAAGGTTTGCTTGACATGGATGACATGGAAGTGTCGATGATGCAGACTGCTGAGGTTGCGTTCCGCCGTTACCGTTTGAATCAGTGGGTTCGCACAGATGGCGAGTCATGGTTGCCGAAGGGTGCGTGGGAGCAGTGTCGCAGCGAAGATGAACTTGATCCGAACATACCTGTGTTCGTCGGCATTGACATGGCGTTGAAGCATGACTCGATTGCTGTCGTCGTCGCACAACCGCAGGAGTCTGGTCGGGTTGTTGTGCGGGCAAAGATCTGGCATCCAGACGGCGGTGCAATGGATGTCGCCGCAGTCGAGCAACACATCCGCGAACTTGGTCGCGAGTACACGGTACAAGAGTTCGCCTATGACCCAGCGTTCTTTCAACGCTCAGCCGAAGCAATGTCCGATGAAGGGTTCACGATGGTTGAGTTCTCGCAGTCGACTGCGCGTATGGTTCCTGCTTGCGGAACTCTTTACGAGTTCATCGTGAACGCTCGGCTCGCACACAACGGCGATCCTGTGTTCACCGATCAGGTGTTGTCGGCTGCGCAACGGTCAACCGACATGGGTTGGAGATTGTCAAAAGGTAAATCAAAACGCAAGATTGATGCTGCGATAGCATTGGCGATGGCAGTGGATCGTGCAACGAGACGGGTCGAGAGTGTTCAGCAACCAGGG